TCCATTGACTCCATCCGAACAAAACAAAATCCCCTGATACGTCTGCGCTGCTACTTTTCTTCCTGAGGTGAACTTGCCTTGGGCTGATGGGACTGTAACGAAGGTAGTGCCAGAGGCTCGATACATGCTCCCACCAGCCCAGGCGACCATGGTTTGGTTGTACGAGTAAATGCTATCAATCGCCATGGTTCCAATTAATTGTGTATTAAACACAGTCGATCCATCGCGAGTCTCCGCAGATCCCTGCTTATCGAATATTACATTTAAGCAATCAGGAGATTCAAATGGAGATATCTTAGAAGGCGAGTCTTTTGAATTAAGCCCACCATCAAACCGCTCGATCGAGTAGCGAACCCGATTTCCGATGTTTGAAATTTTCGGCATCTCTCCCCCGTAAACTAAATAACCCCGAAACTCGTATTTAAAGATGCGTCCGAGTCAGCCGCTATAACGGTTTGATATCCGTGTCGCCTGCGCATCTTGAACTCCCTAAAAGCTGGAATATGGATGGTATTCCACTTGTTTTCAAAAAATGTAGCCATTTGTGGATTTAAATCCTTGATGAACATTTGCCCAATCACCCCATCAGCTAAGCGATAGTGAAGCACTTCTGGAACATCAATCGTGGAGCTTGTGGAGGTTATCGCACTTTGTTGCTTCTCAGAGTAAATCGTAATCGTATCCGATGAGGTGCTAGGCGTTGGAACTAAAATAATCTGATTATTCCAAAGAACATATTCTGTCGGTGTCCCCGAGGGATCTGTCCCAGATACTTTTCTGGACTCCCATTCACGAAAGGTAATTTGCTTTAGAGCAATGCCATCATAAAGAACACGCCTAACGACAACCACATTTGTTGGATAGTCATAAGCATTGGTTCCAGAAACAGAAGTCGTTGTACTTGTCGCCTCAACCAGCCCAATAATAGAGAGAGCCTCTTGAGCGCGGGATCTAATGAGCGAGTAGATTTCAGAATCAGACCAATTCGAGTCCGAACTCGCGTTATGCATATTTCTTACATAATCAACGAACTCAGTGACCGTCATTATTCCTCAATCGGTGTTCGGCTAGGATGTTCTTTCTTTAAATGACTCTCTAAACCCTTTTTAGATGCAAATGAAATGGGCTCCGCACAAAGAGTGCAGGTGTTTTGCGCTGCCAACTCATCTTCTTTAGATACTTTTCTAAGGTGCTCAGGAGTGGTTCCCGCAATCTCCATTCGCTCTTCGTCGGTAAGTTCAACCGTTTGAAGGGGCTTTCCCATATTGATAATCTCACCATGGGGAGTCTTTTGAGACTGGGCCACAGGTTGACCTAAGAATTTACGTGCTGATAACCAAGGCATCAGGTTTCCACCATTCGTTACAAGCGCGGGAACTCGTCCTAAGTTCTTAGGAATACGAATCTCATCGTCTTTATAAGTTTCGACATAATCTCTTTCGGGATCTCGATTTAAAACCCAAACTAATCGATTAGCATCTGAAGTTGTAAATTGTTGTGGTTGAACTACAGCCATTAATTCTCCTAATAACTATTTTGTCCGAGCATCACCGAAATGGTTCCAGCCCCGGAGGTTATTGATACAAAACCCACTGATAAGTAAGGCACCCCAGCCGCCTGGCTCATATCGTACATCGCCCCCAGTGTTTCGGTGGTAATGCTCGCCCCAGGGATCGAGACGTGAGAAACGCCCGAAGCGTGAGAGCCTCTTAAAACAATTTTCGAATTACCAGCCGCCGAAGCCCATCCCGTCATGTTAGATACATACATCATGCATCTTGCTGCATTTCCAACGAATTGGGTGTTGGTGGTCGTCGCGCCAGTCGCGAATGTAAAATTGACTACTATCGGACTAATTGGCATGTGATCTCCGAATTACGATTTAGAGAAACAAAGCAACGTATATACATCATTCGCAATACAGCCTGTTAAAGCCACTTCGCCAACGATTGCCGTTCCAAGAGGTCCCGCATTGACTGCCACAACCGCGATATTTCTGGTCGCACCAGAGTTAATATAGCTCGCCATCGATTTAATCGAAGGAATGACAGCATGAAGCGCTCCCATTCCAAGATTCACAGATCCTGTGGTTGCGTCAGGTGTGACGTTCACAATCTTGACTCTCAAATCCCCGAACACACTATTGGTAACTACTTGCGAAACTGTAAAAGCCATTTAGAATCTCCCCTTGTTAGAATAGCACAATATTTTTCTCATACTTCGAATCTTTAAACACTTCTTTTAATTTAATTTCACTTTGAGTCGTTTGAGCGTTGGTTTTCGCGTCAAACTCCGTCCAGTAAACTCTATCTGTCATTTCATAGGGGATTAAAGCCTGAGACAAGGGCATATATGTGAATTGTCGGATATTTCCCTCAGGATAAGCCCCCATAAGCCCTTCTGAGCAGTTGATGAATCTTCCGGGGATATTACAAGCTACCCAATCAAACCAGTATTTGAAGTTTAAATAAGATCCCCAAGTTTTCCTTTTATTGCCGAATACATCCGTGTGCAGCATGTATTGCCCGATAGCATCATAATGAGTCTTATAGGAATGAAACTGATTATTATAATCAAAGCAAAAATCAGCCCCGACAAAATGGATAGGATCTGAACCAAAGATCGCCTTAGCAATATACAAACATGCTCCAAGTGCATTCCCTCCTGTTGAGACATAATGAGCAAACCTTTGAATCTTATCGAATTCAACTCTTATGGGCTCATCAGGGATCAAACAGTTAAACAAATAGATCTCGCCCTGCCATTTCTCAAACACCTCAGGATCGGTGAGTACACAGGCCAGTAAGGTTTTGCCCTTCGTTTTATCCCAATAAGATCCTTTTTCGCTATTCCTGCCCTCATCCACGTCATCTAAAACAATCTTTCCACTATCCACTGTTAGGTAGTAATCCGCATGGAACCCCTCATCCTCAAAGAGCCCGAAGTTATGGAGACAGGAGATAGTGAGAAGAGGATTATCTTCTTCAGCGTTTTTCTTGAGGGCCTCTAGTGAGTGTTTTAAAGAGGGCCCGGAGCCACAAATAATCGCTGGCTTAAACTGGTTACGATTATAAAGCATCCCAATCGAGTGCTCTGCGAAGTTCTTAAATCGATCATGGGTCGCTTGGTAGTTTTTAACCCAGGTCGGTCGCCAGTGAGTTATGGTTGTGTCATCCGCCGAGGCGGCTTTTTGATGAAGATCCCCTTCTCTGGCAGGAGGGCCATCGATCAGAGGTTGATAGACTAAATCGATATCAATGTTTCTTAACATCCATCCCCTATAAAAAAATCGGGACCAGAGTTACCCCCGATCCCGATTAATTTAAAAGTATCTACTCAATTATTGAAAGTTAAATTTCCATAAAAGAGATCGATACGTCGCCCGTCTTGGCTCCCGTGGTAATCGTCTTAGAGGCCGAAGCTCCTAAGTTGATCCCGACAGCCAAGGCTCCCGTAATGGAGGATTGTCCGATAGGCTCTACAGCCCCGTTCACTCCTACCATAAAGGCTCCGCCGGTTGGCACAGAGGCGATCCCACCGAGAATGGTTCCAATACGACCACGAACCGCACCCCAGAAGTACGCACCTGTCGAGATGGTCGCGTGAAGAGCCACGCATCCACCCAAATGGGCGTTCGATTGAGATGTAGTTGTGACGGTCATACTGTACGGACCCGCACTCAATATCGGAGCTAAAACAGCTCCCACAGGAGCCGAAGCTCCACCAGCGTTATAGAACAAACGGTATTTAATACCGCTTTCCATACGCGCTTCGCCGAGTGTGTAGGCCGCATTTAAAGTCGCTGCAACTACTGCAGAAACTGACCCAAGCTGTGGGTCAACAACGTGTCTGATTTCTACTGACATATTATATTCCCCTTTCTTAAGCCGTTAATGCTGACATGATCCCTTGGAAACGAGGCGCCGAACAAACGAACGCACCAGCCCAAAGGAATTTAGCAATCATTGCATCTTGATCGAAAAATTCTTGGAAGTCTTTGAACTCACCAGGAAAGTTTCGTTGAGAATGCGAATAAAGATTTAGATAGTCCGTGTTATGCATGACCATCGTGGACGATGGGCAGTAACTATCTTCGAACACCGCTGCTCCGTTGAACATCAGGTTCTTGAATCCGGCCGATGCTGCATCACTGTCAGCAAATCGTTGTTGGGGTTGCAATAAACTCCAATACGAATTGAATACAGTTTCAACACAGGTAATCAGATTAGGTCGAATGGGCGGCTGTGAAGCTGCCTCATAAAGAGCCTGCATCTTACCAAGTGTCAGTGTAGTGGTGCTCGAATCCACTTGAGCTTGTAACCAAGACTCAGAAGATTGCGAAATACCACCATACGTAGCACTTGTGGACAGATAAGTTCGGCATCCGAGAATCGCATTGGCAGTGGTACCGGCATTATAAAGCCCGGTTCCAAAGCTGTCTTTGATATCATCTTCCGCCGCTTGAAGCTCTGATTTCACATGGTCAATGACCTTGCTCTCACCAGAGTTCTTAAGCTTATCAAGTCCCGTTACCGAGATATTGATGTAATGTTGCGCCCAATCGAAAACAAGAGCAGTCTTCTTTTCGTTGTAGGCAGTATTAAGTAATTGTCCGCCAGAATACCATCCTCTAGAGCTAAAGCGGGCATACCGAGTAGGAACTCGAATATCTTGTCCGCCATCGAGTGTCTCAAGACGTTTTTCCTTCTGCATCTGATGAAGCAAAATGTTAGACGAATTGATATTGTCGATAAGCTTAGGAATGAAATTCTGTTTAGTGATCGCATTAATTGCGCTAACTGAAACAGCCATTTAATTTCCCCTTAATTTTAGTTTTTAATTAGTTCCCCTGAGCTATTAACTGCGCGTATTGCTGCTTAGCAAGTTCACCCGCTTCGCTCCATGATACTTTCTTCGGATCGATAGTTTTCGTTTGACCTTGCTTGAAAGGTGTCGAACTTCTAGCGACTTCTCCATTTGCTTTCGCCGTCTTAATCCCTTTGACCGTTTCGTTTCTGGCTCTTGAGGAGACAGTGTCTATGATCCTAGGTTTTAAATACGCCAAAGCAGAGGCCTCGAAAGTGGGTATTTTATTATCTACCCCGTACTTAATGATCTTTGCCCAGAGATTCACCCCGTCGGGATCTTTCTCTTGCAGGTTGATCTCGGGAAATTCCGTTTGAAATGTTTTCATTTCATTTCGGACGAACTCGACATCCGCCTGCTCTTGTTTTTGCTTTTGTTCATTATCAAACTGACTCTTAAACTGGGTAAGCTCACCTAATTGATTCTCTAGAGCTGAAATCTTATCAACGAAGGGTCTGAGTTGTTCTGGGCTTAATCCTTGCGCTTGTCCTTGGGCGAGTTGACCTTCAGCATGGGCAAGTTGTTGATTCGGATGCAAACCAGCCTGAGCAGAGAGTAAGTGCTTTCCCTTATTTTGGTAGAGATCCCAAATGGTTTGGAATTCCTCTGGCTTGCTTTCACTCCACTCTTGAAGTGCCCCATATTTGCCATGGAATTGTTTCAGCTTTTCATATTCAGCTTGTTGAGCTTTAAAAGCTTCAGACTCTGTATTAAATTTCTTGTACTTATCCTCTAAGTGCGAAGCCTGGCGATAGGTGTTCACCAGTGTGGAGTACGGGACCTTCTTCACTTGGTTTCCGTGTGTAAGATTAAACTCGGTGTTAACGGGAAACTTATGATCCCCAAGAGCAAACGTTTCTACTTGTGGCTCAGGTGTAGGTGCTTCTGGCGCGGGAGCTACTTCGGCAGCGGGCGCAGGATTGGCAGCATTCAACTCAGCAACGTATTGCTCATCAGTAGGCATCAATTAAATTCCCCTCTTAAAGATTAGTAACCTTGCGCTCCACCAGCGGGAGCGATATTTCTACCTTTGACAGGCGCAATTCCAGGGCGTCCTGGTTGTGCAGGCGGCACAGACTCACTCGGAGCTTCCGCCTCTCCTGGGTTTCCACCCAAAATCGATAAAAATTCTTTATAGGCACTAGAGGCTTCAGCCAACTTCTCAAGAGCCTCAGGAGGGGCTCCAGCCTTTTGAAGACCAGCGCTTAGCTGATCCATCGAATCACCAAGCATAACCATTGCTTTTACAGGATCTGCGCCGCCCGCATCTTGACCCTCAGGTTGAACTGGTGCAGCTTCTGGCTTCATTGATTCCATTTATTTCCCCTCTCCTATTAAACTCTTCATAGCATCCATCCTTCTTTCATTCGAAGGCGGCTCTTTCACGTGTTCTGGTAAATCTTTTATGCTTTCCGTCTTTTTAGCAAACTCTTTTGCAATATCAGGATGCTGAGAGAACATATATCTTGCCTGAGCTTCTGATTTAAACGGCATTGATTCCCCTATTGTAAATTAAGTTTCAATCGTTTCAACCCCATAAACAGTGAAGTTCACAGATCCCGCCACTGATGCCTTGGCTCCTAAATAAGAAGAGGCACTCTCCAAGTATACATGCCCATCGAAGGTGAGGTAGTGCGTCGTACTCGCTGGAAGCGTAATTAAATCATAAATGAGTGTGTCCGTAGTGAAGTTAGTCCCGTCTTTATCGTTATAAAGTGAATACGTGACCGCTGAGGCTGTGGTGTTACAGACAATAACGCAGTCAATATCCGCATATCCATTCGTTGGCGGATGATAGATTGGTGCCGCAGAAGTAGAAGCTAATCTCTTTTGTCCAAGCTGCTTTTTTTTAGAAACAATGGGCATTATTTAGGTGCACCCATGGCCGCTTGCTGAGCTTCCATTTGTGCTTGTTGCTCCGCTGCCTTTTGCATTCGCATCATGACTTGTTCTTTATTGGGCCAATCGACCGCAGAGAGGAGCTCCTCTTGATCTATGGCCTTAGCGTTATAATAAGCCAAAGCCGTTTGAGCTTTCTGAGCCTTCGCAAAAGGAAGTGCCGAACCTGAAACCACCTCGACATCATATTCCCCTTTAACGCTTAATTCCTGAACTTGAGACGATTGCATTCCGCTCTCATCCGTTGAAATACGCTTTACGTGAGCCGTTTTGCCATCCTCTGAGACATAGAACTCAACGTAATCAGGATAGCCCTCTTTATTCACGATTCTAAACACGCGTTGTTGCTTATAGAACTGAAGATAAAGCGGGAGCATGAGTTGTCCGATGTCTTGAAGACACGAATCTAAGAAACGATTCTTCATCCGAGGTCTCGTTTGAGCGGCCTCTACATAACCTTCCAGCATCACGCCTGAGGACACCCCAGTTTGCTCAGCCCCACGTGAAACATCTTGAAGCCCTTGAACCTTATCAAACAAAGCCATGCTCTGATTCAGTAACTCTAAGGAATTAGGCGCTATCGCCATGCCAGGCTCTTGCCGATAACCCGCCATATTATTCGTTGTAATGTGAATTCCTGGCTCGTTAGTTAACTGCTCAGGATCAATCCCAGAGTCCGTTGATATAATCACCCGCGGATTCGCATTCATCTTGAACGAATCTAAAATGTAGCTCCAAATGTAGTTAATGATCTTTTGCGGCCCTTTGGTCTGAGAGATTTCATCCTCTCCCACGTACTCTCTCGGATATCCGTAGTTCACACAGCGAACGATTGGGATATGCCCGTGCTCAAATGGAACCCACTCACCGTTAATCTTAACTCCTGGCTCACCATCGAATAAAAGCGTGTTATTCGCTATTTCGACGTATCTTCCACGTGGATACTTCTTCTTTAAAACGTATTCTTTTGAATCAGTTCCATCTTCGGTGTTACTTTCCTCAACCACTTCTTCAAGGGTGTCATCCCTTAGCCAGCATTTCAAAAGTAAAGTTGAAGGCTCACCACCGTATTGCTCATTTCCTGTGTAAGTTGAAGTTGGAAGCCTGGTAACCGTATAAGGATCAAAGCTAGTAGCAATCCTCCCAACCGTAAGATTGTCTGCCCTCTGAGTAAACGCAGAGACGTCTGATTTAATCGTGTCCTTAAACTGTGGATAGTCCACATGAAGTTGAGAGGTCGGAAGTGGTTCAGCATAAATAAAGAATCTCGCAGCCTTTTCCTTGTTAATCGTCTCGGCCCGCGGATCCCAGTAACAATAAAAGGGATCTAGATTCCTAAAGCAGATATCTCCTAAGCCGCTCGCATACTCAGGATCCCAAGTAATCAGCGCATGACCCACCTTGTAAATTTTTGAGTCAAATAAGAGGCCAAATATGGTATCAGACCAATTGTATTTTCTCCAATTGCGATCCGATATCTCCTGCATGACTTTCGAGAACTCTTCATCCGATTCTTCTTCAGAGATGAAACTAAACTTAGGCTTAACGTCTGTCTGAATCGCAAGCTCCGTCATGATCGCAGACCATGTGACGTTTACAGCTTCGTTAAATCGCCATCGAGGCCTCTCAATCGGCCACTGCTTACCAGCAATCGCGAACTCATAGTTGGGTTGCCAATCCCGATCCCACTTCGCTCTATGTTTCTTAGCGCGAGAGAACAGCGTATTTACATGCTTAACGATATCTTGAGATTCTTTAGGTTGGTCATAGTTTTTCTGAGCCATCACCTGTTCATTTTCGGAAATAAGTGCCATGAATCTCCCCTAGTCGATCGTATACTCTTTTCGTTGTTTTTTGACAGATTTCAGCGAGTCGTTTCCAACTTCTACAATCTCTCTGCCTTTTTCGCCTTTTTCTCTACGGATATGTTCTGCTAGATCTCTTTTAGAGTGAATGACGCGTCCAAAGGCGTGGTTAAAATGAGGCTCAAGCTTCTGCATATTCACCTGCGCAGGAGAGAAAATCTTCACCATGACGTTTTTACAAATAGGGCAATGCTCGACTGTGTCGTATTCGGCTGCTGGTTTAATGATATCAAATGTCTTGAGGCACTCGCTGCAGCCGTATTCATAGATCATTAAAGAACATTCCAATT